GGCGACAAGGTGTACATCCAGAAGAACGCTGACTACGAAATGGAAATCGACGGGGAGAAACTCTACCGCGTGCTAATAGGTCACATCTATGCGAAAGTCGAATAAGGGTTACGACAACGTACAAACGGCTCAGCGCTTGATGGAGGCGATGCAAATTGCTATCGAGAATATGATTATTGAGATACAAAAGCCTGTAGACCAAGAGCTTAGCGGCTCTCAGCGCAAGGCGGAACTCCAATCAATCAAGCAAACCGCCGTTGATGCCAAGGAGCTTATCATTGAGCGAGAGCGCTTGGAGCAGCTTATTAAAACCCTTAGAGACAATGATGAGATTAAAGAAGACCGAGACTACTCAGGAGGATTCGCAGAGCAATTCTCAAAATGATGAGTGGGTCTTTATCTATTGGGACTGATGGCAGGATTGGTTGAAATAGAAGACGAGGTAGTCGTAAACATATGCCCCGACGGCAGCGCCGGAGAGATAGTGGTATATGGCGACCTACCAATCCAGCTTCCAAAACAACCAAAGAAAACTGACATCCTTTTCCACGACAAGCCTAAGGCTGAACAGATGTGGGTACGCCCAGAGATGCCAGAAGAGCTTAGGCGTATTGCATCCATGGAAGACTGGATGACAATGCCTGACACATTTAGAAAGAAATATACACCTTACATCCAACAAGAGTATGACCGCAGACGCAACGGCCTTTGGTTCTTTAACAACGGAGTACCAACTTACATCACCGGAAACCATTACTTTTTTCTCCAGTGGGCAAAGATTGACGTGGGTTACCCATCCTACTTGGAGTTTCAACGTGAGCTATTCATACACCTAGAAGCGTGCAGCGTAGACCCGCGCTCGCTTGGTCAGGTGTACGTTAAGTGTCGTCGTTCCGGATACACCAACATGAGTGCGTCGACGTTGATAAACGAGGCGACGCAGGTAAAGGAAAAATTACTTGGCATTATGTCCAAGACGGGTTCCGACGCTCAGGAGAACATCTTTATGAAGAAGGTGGTGCCCATCTATAAGTCGCTTCCGTTCTTTTTTAAGCCCATTCAGGATGGTACCACCAACCCACGCATGGAGCTTGCGTTCCGGGAACCATCAAAGAGAATCACCAAGAACAACAAGACATCCCAGAAGGGAGAAGCGCTCAATACGGTAATCAACTGGAAGAATACAACCAACAACGCATATGACGGCGAGAAGCTCCACATCCTGTACCTTGATGAGGCTGGTAAGTGGGAGAAGCCAACGGACATCAGAGAGTCGTGGCGAATCCACCGGACATGTCTTCTGGTGGGTCGTAAGATTGTAGGCAAAGCAATGGTGGGGTCCACAGTAAACCCACTCGATAGAGGAGGCAAACAGTTCCGTGATTTGTTTGACTCAAGTAATCCCAACGAGCGCAACGAGAACGGGAGAACCAAGAGTGGATTGTATTCCATATTCATCCCGGCATACGATGCACTGGAAGGATTCTTTGACAAGTATGGGTGCCCAATTGTAGAAGACCCAGAAGTACCAATTTTCGGTATTGAAGGAGAGCGTATCACTCAAGGCGCAAAGACATTCCTAAAGAACGAACGCAAGGCTCTGGTTGACGATTCGTACGAACTCAACGAAGTAATCCGTCAGTTCCCATTTACAACAGCGGAGGCGTTCCGAGATAGCTCAAAGACATCGCTGTTCAATGTGCAGAAGATATACGAGCAGATTCAGTACAACCAAGAGTTGTATCCTTCTCCAATTGTCACGGGCAACTTCGTGTGGAGAGACGGAGTTCAGGACACCGAGGTTGTGTTTGTTCCAGACCCTAACGGCAGGTGGAGGGTGGCTTGGATGCCACCCGTCGACATGCGCAACAAGACAAAGCCAGATAACAACTGGCTGGGTGTCGGCGGTGTTGACTCCTACGATATTGACTCCACTGTTGATGGTCGCGGCTCTAAAGGCGCGTGCCATCTATACAACAAGTTCAACATGCAGCACCCGTCAAATATGTTTGTCGCGGAGTATGCATCTCGTCCACCATTGGCCAAGATATTCTACGAGGACGTACTGATGGCCGCAAGGTTCTACGGATACTCAATCCTTATAGAGAACAACAAGTACGGAATTGCTCGATACTTTGAGGCAAGGGGATACGACCATTTCCTTCTCGACAGACCAGAGCACATCGGTTCAGTGATGGGCTCCAAGACAAAGACCAAGGGCATCCCATCGAACTCGCAGGACGTAATACACGCGCACGCTCAAGCTATCGAAGCATTCGTACATAGCCACGTAGGATTAAATGAACAAACACTCGAGTACGGTAAGATGTACTTCGAGCGCACACTTGAAGATTGGATTAACTTCAAGATAGACGACAGAACCAAGTATGACTTGGCTATATCCAGCGGTTTAGCTCTGCTTGCGGCGCAGGGTGCGAAGCCGGAAAAACCACGCATAGACTTCAACGTGAAGAAATTCTTCCGCAAGGGTCAGATAATTCTACGCCAATAAATCGAAGTATATTTGCCGTATAGCCCTTTATTATGGACAATCAATACATTACGGGACAATCATCATTTCCAGACCCACTAGCAAGTGCGGAAGAAAAGATGTGTGTTCCCTACGGCTTACAGTACGCTAAAGCGCTGTACGCCCAGTGGGTTGGTAGCGATTACCAGAACTCATTGTATGGTCGTCGAAACAGCGAGTTTATGCGCTGCCGTGATTACGCTCAGGGCACACAAGACACGTCTATCTACAGACAGATTCTCAACTCACTTGACAACAATAATGGTGACGGTACGCTGCTCACGCTGGACTACACTCCGGTACCCATTGTTCCAAAGTTTGTAAAGATTGTAGTAAACAAAATCCTTTCTCGCGAACCCTACCCACAGATTGAGGCCATTGACCCGCTGTCGAAGAGTGAGAAGGACAAGAAGAAGAATGCTACTATTCTCAGAATTGAGAACAAGGACATGTACATGGAAGCTAAGTCATTAGGACTTAGCGTCGACGTTGACCCAGCATCACTTCCTGAGACACCAGAGGAAACGGAAATCTTCCTCGACACCAACATCAAGACCGACGCAGAGATTGCTGCGCAGATTGGCACCCAGATGACTCTGAAGTGGAATGACTTCAACGATGCCATCTACCGCCGCTGCGTGGAGGACCTCGTTACTTGCGGCATGGGTATCGCACGGAGAACCAACGACCCGAACTACGGAATCAAAGAGGAGTACGTAGACCCGGCCCGATTTGTCCACAACTACACGGACGACCCGAACTTCACGGAGCTGACCTACGCTGGACACTTCAAGTTTATTACCATCATGGAGCTCAAGCGTATTGCTGGTGACCAGTTCACCGAGGAGCAATACCAGTACTTGGCTAAGACGGTAATGAACCGCTACGGAAACAACCCAGAGCAGTTCTCTTCTCAAGGGTATACCTACGACCGTCCGGGTACTAGATACCGCCAAGGATACGATGAGTACAAGATTGAAGTAATGGACTTCGAGTTTATGTCTGTAGACGACATCGTGTTTGAGAAGAAAGAGTCGGCATACGGCAACATCGGATTCTACTACAAGGGCAACGAGTACAACGCTCCACAGCAGTCAGTATACAACAGAGAAGCTGTCTACATGAAAAACGCCACTGTATACGGCGGTACGTACATTGTAGGTACAGACTTCATCTTTAACTACGGACCCAAAAAGAATATCCCAAAGAACATCCACGACATCTCGAGAGCTCGCCTGTCCTACAGTGTAGTTGCTACGAACATCCGCGGTATGATTCCTAAGTCAATGGTTTCTTCAGTGATTGGATTTGCAGACATGCTGCAAATTACCCACCTGAAGATTCAGCAGTCTATCGCCAAGGCTAAGCCTGATGGACTCATCATCGACATCGAGGGATTGGAAAACGTACAACTTGGTCGCGGTGGTGAGCTTGAGCCCTTGGAGATTCAAGACATCTACGAGCAGACGGGTATCTTCTACTATCGTTCTAAGAATCCAGAAGGAGGATTTCAGAATCCTCCTATTCGAGAAATTGGAAATTCCATTCGCAACATCCAAGAGCTTGTTGCACTGTACAACCACTACCTCCGTATGATTCGTGATGCTACAGGCATCAACGAAGTTATGGATGGCTCTAGCCCTAAGGGTGACGCGCTGGTTGGAGTGCGTGAGCAGATGATGCAGGCTGGCAACAATGCCATCTACGACATTACTCACGCTTCTCAGGTTCTATTTAAGAAGGTATGTGATGACATCGTTAAGTGTCTTCAGGTAATCCCGAAGGAGAGTATCCTATACAAAATCTATGTGAACGCCATTGGTGAAACCAACATGGCTGTACTGTCATCGTTTGACAACCTCGGCATGTACAACTTCGGGGTGATGGTGATGACCGAGATGAACGACACCGAGCGTGCGTACCTTGAGCAGAACATTCAGGTAGCACTTGCTCAAAAGGAGATTGACCTTGAGGATGCAATTGCAATCCGTCAGCTGAAGGACGTAGAGCAAGCCGAGCGATTGCTGGTTGTGCGCCGTAAGAAGCGCATCAAACAGCAGCAGGAGATGATGGCCCAGCAAGCTCAACTTCAAGCTCAATCTAATGCCCAAGCAGCACAGGTTGCGGCTCAAGCAGAGATGCAAAAGGACCAGATGAAGGCGCAAATTGAGCTTCAAAAGATTCAGATGGAAGCTCAAATCAAAGCTCAACTCATGGAGCTTGAGTACCAGTACAAGATGCAGATTGAGCAGATGCGTGGTCAGTTCGGCGTTGCTGAGCAGCAGATTGAGAGTGGGGTTAAGCAGGAGCTTGAGGTCGCTAAAGAAGACCGCAAGGATGCACGTATCAACAAGCAGGCTGTAGCTCAGAGCAAACTTATTTCTCAGCGCAAGGGTGAGCGTCCACCTCTTGACTCCGGCATCGTGGGCGCATTAACCAATGTTTAACTTTGCACTATGAGTGGTTGCGCATCAGTAAATCTTGATAATGCTAAGCAGGTAAACATCACCTGCCGAAAGGGAGACACGTTTGCATTAGAGATTGACTTCTATGATGTTAACGGCAATCCAATGGACTTAACTGGATACACTTGGAAGATGGATGTGTCCGATAGTGACACGTCTCCAACTCCGGTACTCAACGACGATGACTTTAGCTACTCAGGCAATAGTACGGGTAAACTTTATGTGACTGCCACCGCAAATACGATGACCACCATTGATGGCGGAGTATATGTGTACGGACTTCAGAGTAACGACGCTGGTGTTGTAAAGACTTGGATTTATGGAATGTTTAATGTCAACGAGGACGTAGCAGAATGACATCGATTGTAGTAAAAGACGTACACAACAAGCTCGTTGTAAATGACATCGACGGAACCGCTGTTGTTGCCAAAGAAAAAGGTAACACCGTTGTCGTTACAGGTGTCATTGGCGGCGTAAGCCAAGACTCCAATTACGCATACACACAATCATCTCCTTCTGCCCAATGGGTAGTAACTCACAACTTGGCTAAGTATTGCTCGGTAACTGTTGTTGACTCCGCTGACAACATTGTGGTTGGGGATGTGCAATACGATTCTATTAACCAAGTAACATTAACCTTCGCTGGCGCATTCAGCGGTAAAGCATTCTTCAACTGATGGCTATTAAGTTCGTCTCCTCCATTAACCTCAATCAGAATGAACTGCAGAACGCGGTCATTCAGAACCTTGCCTCAGCCCCCGGCAGTCCTCTTGAGGGTCAAGTCTATTACGACTCCAGTGCGGGCGATAAGTCAATCTACTTCTGGGACGGAACCCAATGGGTAGACGTAGGTGGTGATGTGCGCAGCGTAATTGCTGGCGCAGGTCTTACCTCTAGCGGCACTCGTGATGTCACCCTCAACGTAGGACAAGGTGTAGGTCTTCAGGTAAACGCTGACACCGTTCAGCTCAAGCACCTCGGTCTTGAAGACTTAACCGACCCGGGCGCTGACCGAATCTTCTTCTGGGATGATTCGGCCGGATACTCTCAGTGGCTCGAGCCTTCTTCTGCTTCGGGTATCAACATCAGCGGAACAACCCTCCAGCTGAGCTCTATCCCCAACAGCTCTCTTGCCAACTCAAGCGTTACCTACACCGCTGGTGCTGGTCTTACTGGCGGAGGAGCCGTTGCTCTTGGAGCTTCTGCTACGCTGAACATCGGAGCAGGTACTGGTATCACCGTCAATGCTGATGACATCCAGATTAAGAACGCCGGAGCCCTTACCAACAATACCATCACCAAGTGGGACTCCAGCAATGGACAGCTTGTTAACTCACTCCTTACGGACGACGGGTCAACTGTAACCATCGGAGGCAACCTCACGGTCAACGGAACGACTACAACCATCAACAGCACGATTGTCTCTATTGCGGACAATATGATGCAGTATGCAAGTGGTAACGTAGCCAACAGCGTTGACATCGGTTTCTTTGGTAACTACGTCAACAGCGGAACGAAGTACGCTACCTTCTTCTACGACGCTTCCGCTAGCTCATCTAGCGAAGCTTCATTCACCCTTGGTCACGCTACGAGCGCCCCGGGTAATACGGTAACCGACTTTACTCTTGGTCGCCTTGTGGCTAACCTAACGGGTGAGCTTACTGGTAACGCAGCCACAGCTACTAAGCTTGCTACTGCTCGCAGCATCAGCATCACTGGTGACGCTAGCTGGACGGTAAGCTTTGACGGCTCTGCCAACGCAACTGCTGCCCTTACGCTCGCCAACAGCGGAGTAACGGCTGGCAGCTACGGTCTTGCTGGTAGTGTACCACAAATCACCTTTGACGCAAAGGGTCGTGCAACTGCTGCTGCTAACGTAGCGATTGCCATTACTGCCTCACAGGTCACCGACTTTACTGCCGCTGTTCAAGCGGTGATTGACACCACTGGCGCTGTTGCGAATGTGGGTGATGGAGAAGCCATAGCCTTCGCAATCACACACAACCTCAATAGCCGTGATGTAATGGTTCAGATTTACGACAACGCTACGTACGATACGGTATACGCCGACGTGGTTCGTACAAGCGTTAATGTGGTGACTGTTACCTTCTCTGGGGTGCCTACTGCACCATCTGCTAACGCTTACCGAGTACTCATCCAAAGAGTGTCCTAGAAAGTGGTAACGGTTTCTAAAGGTGGGGGTTGGCAGATAGCCACCCCCTTCTTATTTTGTAACTTTGTACTATGAAGACCTGCAGCTCTTGTAAAACGGAAAAACCTGTAGACGACTTTTATAAAGATAAAAGGCGTAAAGACGGACTTCGTATTGATTGCAAAGAATGCGCACGAGCAGCATCTCTTGAGTACAGAAAAAACAATAGAAGCGCATTCTTACAAACAAAAAGAAAGCATTATAAAAAATATAGGGACAACATAATTGAGTATCAAAGGAATTACCGAGAGAAAAACAAAGAAGCTATTTACGCATACAGAGATGAGTACCATCGAAACAAATTAGAAAATGACCCTATATACAAAATGATTTGTAACATTCGGTCAAGGACTTCATTATTCTGTAGAAGAATTAGTCTAGACAAAAATTTCTCGTCAACAAAATCCATTGGCATTGATAAAGAAGGTCTGAGGTTGTATATGGAGTCTATGTTTACGGATGGTATGAGCTGGGACAATTATGGTGAGTGGCACATTGACCACATAAAGCCATTGTCTACGGCGAAAACACCCGAGGACGTAATCGAACTAACACACTATACAAACCTTCAGCCACTGTGGGCATCTGACAACCTAAAGAAAGGTAAAAAATACCAAGAGCAATGAGCATCCGTTATCTATCTGGAATCAATGTGGATTCTAATGTTCTATTTGTAGACTCAGCAAACGACCGTGTGGGTATCGGAACTGGGAGTCCATCTCAACTACTTCATCTTAGTGCAGCAAGTGGTGCAGTTTATACTCGTGTTCAAAACAACATAAACTCACTTTATCTCGGTCTAGAAAGCGGAGGTATTGCGCAGGTCAGTAGTGATGTTTCATCGCTGAAGGTTATGGCTAATACCTTCACATCGTTTGAAACTGCTGGTTCAGAGCGTATGCGCATCACCTCCGCAGGCAACGTAGGCATTGGGACGACTAGTCCAAGCGCCAGATTAGATTTAGGTAGTAGTTATGGTGCAAATGGTGAGAAGTTCTTTGTATACAACGACGATAGTTCGAGTGCGCTAGCAGGAACTAAGGTTGGTTTCTATATGGACAGATTTAGTCTGTCTAATAATTCAACCTTTGTATTCCCGACGTCTTCAGGCAATCCGGGTTCATATATTATAGCGAGTAAAGATACAAGCAGCACCACACTGGTAGCCCGTATGACAGTACTAGGGCAAAGTGGCAACGTCGGCATTGGGACCACTGCGCCTGCTTATCAGTTAACATTAAATAAGGACGACAACAATTATTTGCAAATACGCTCATCTAATGCGGGTGCAGCAGGTATTTATTTCGGAAGGCAAAACGATTCAGTTCGTGGAAGTATTTATTACGATAATAATGCAGATGCGTTATATTTTCAGACCAACAATTTAACAACAAATACTGTAATCACCAGCGCAGGCAACGTCGGCATTGGGACGACGGACCCATCTGCTGGCTTCGGAGGCACCATATCAAACGTAAAACTTGCCTTGCGAAATGGTACTGTAGGCGCTAATAACGGAACATCGGTACTGCTTATTGGTGGTGATAATAATCACTACTCATCAATAACCGCAGAACACATTGGTGGAGGATTAACATATCTTGCGTTTGGAACAAGTAGTTCGGCTACAAATCCAAGCGAAAAAATGCGCATCACCGCTGGTGGCAACGTCGGCATTGGGACGACGGCGCCAGGCTCTCAATTACAGGTGGGCGGTAGTGGAGTTGCGGCCGTAGCCACTCCAACTGCTATCCAGTTAGATAATAGTTATAGAAGTTCAGTAGGT